CATACAGTGGGGTAGTAACAGCAAGTAATGTAGCAGTCAATGGTAACGTCACAGCACAATACTTATTTGGTAATGGTAGCCAACTAACTGGCATCGTAGGAGGTGCTAGTAACTATGGCAACGTTGATGTAAAAGCCTTCTTAGGAACCGATGCTGGATTTGCTGATGGGTATCAGCGTGTGATCGAAGGTTATTATTCTAACATAATACTTGGTGATACTACAAAATTATTTTCATATGGCAGTAGTGCAAAATCTTATTTTGGTCATGAAGGTTCAGGTAATACACAGATAAACTATGTTCGCGCAGACAATGGTGATGTTAGGATAGCGACCAACAATGGAGCTTATACCTGGATATTTGATAATACCGGTAATCTAACATTACCAGGAGCCACTGCCGGCGAAACCATTGCCACATCAGGCGGTTATATCACCGTGGGTAACCTATTGATAGGGCAAGGCGGCTCCTTGTTCAACTCCAACAACGATAGTTGGGCCTTGTATGGCAATCGCAGTGATGCTGGCACCAGCATCACCATACCCAGCAACGACAGTGCCGGCAATGGTCAGCCTATCACGATTGAAAATCAGATTTCTAATGTTGAAATCGTATCTGGCAATAATACTTGGACATTTAGCACCTATGCCCTAACTTTACCTTCGGGTGGAACTATTTTAGAAAGCGGTTACGGCAGTGCTGGCACTATAAGATTAAAACCCAATGGTGGTACCAGCACACAATATCTAGAAATAGCACCTACTGCGGAGGATGGTAATCATGTTCATCTGATGGCTGGCAGCGGTACCGAACTGTTCCTAGGCGACGATAATCACTATGTTAAATTGGCCAATACTGGCGGTGTGGTAATCAACAGCAATGATGGTGCCGGTAATACTGCCCAATGGACATTTGGCACAGGTGGTACCCTAATTACACCAAGTAACTTAGTGATTGGCCCAGGGCCCGGTAGTGGTTCAAGGATATTTCAATATGACGAGGGTCTAGAAATTGTAGGAGAAGGTGCTAACTCCGTTGTACAACTGGGTTGGACAGCAAATACAAGCGCACCCGATAGTGTTACAACAATAGCAATGAATTACCCAGGTGGTGGCGAAGGAAATGTATTGATTGCTGTAGGTAATAACGCAACTACAGTAAACTACTGGTTATTTGACAATACCGGCGCCTTGACACTACCAGGTAATCTAAAATTACCAAGCGGTGGATATATCCTTAACAGTAACGATTCAATCTATGGTGCCGGTAGTAGTTACAGCAATGTCAACGTCAAAGCCTACACTGAAAGCATGGGTTTCCAAAACTACGGTAATGTCAATGTAGCGGCATTGATAACTACAAATGGATTAACAAACTACAGCAATGTTAATGTCATAGCTTATTTGGCTGGTAATGTTTCAGCAGGCAACGTTTTTGCCAGTGGAACCAGTGGTAAACTTGGTTATACTAACGGTGGATTCGTCCAACAGATCACAGCAAACAGCAATGGTGTTTCATTGAACACCGTCACTGGTAATATCCAATTAATGGGTATAAATCTTGGAGTAAACGGCATACACACAGTGTCATTTACTAATAACAAACTAGAAGAAACTAACATGATTCTAGTATCACACCACAGTGGCGGTGTGAGTAATTTTGCTGTAGGGGCATACTATGCTGCTCCTAGCACTGCTATTATTTGGATCCGTAACATAACAGGAGCAGACACAAGCACACTTACTCCAATGCTAAAATTCGCTCTGATCAACGCACCAGGCAGTTAATCAAATCCGTTGACCTAAACTGATATTCAGTATATAATATAATATATGCTGAATATCATCTCTGATTTCATAAAAGGTATTTTACCTACAAAAAAGAAAACCACACCCAGTGGTTGGACCAGTTTCAATGGTGTGTGTTGTCCACATAATGGTGAAAGTGCAGATACCCGTGGTCGTGGCGGACTAACAGCCAATCCAGATGGTAGTGTTAGCTATCACTGTTTCAACTGTAATTTCAAAGCCAGCTATCAACCTGGACGTCACTTGACATTCAAATTCCGTAAGCTATTAAAATGGTTAGGTGCAGATGACACTGACATCAAACGCTTGGTTATCGAAGCTATCCGTGTCCGTGAATTGGTTGCACCAGAAGAGGTTAAACAAGAAGCTGAAGAAGAAAAGATAGATTTCAAAGTCCGTGACTTACCAGAAGATGCTGAGAATTTGGTCGCACTAGATTATGTCCATCCAGCACTGGAATATTGCGTAGCACGCAAAATTAACATAGCCAAATATGCGTTTTACGCAACTCGTCAAGAACAATATAATCTACATCGTAGGGTCATTATACCCTGTGTCTGGCAGGGCAAAACAATAGGCTATATTGGACGAGGACTTGATGTTGGAATCAAACCAAAATACTATAACCAATTTGAGCCAAACTTTGTATTCAACATCAATAATCAACAGCCAGACAGCAAGTTTGTTATCGTATGTGAAGGACCATTTGATGCCATGAGCATAGATGGGGTAGCAGTCATGCACAATGAGTGTAATGAAACACAAGCAGACATTATAGAAAGTCTAGGCAGAGAAGTCATAGTAGTGGCAGATCGGGATCGTGCTGGTGCTAAGATGATCAACAATGCCATTGAATATGGGTGGACGGTAAGTTACCCTATATGGTTAGAAACTTGTAAAGACGTAAATGAAGCAGTGGTAAAATATGGCAAGTTGTTCGTGCTAAAAACTATTTTAGACAGCAAACACTCGAGTAAACTCAAGATTGAACTGATGAAAAAGAAACTGTATAATTAAATATATGAGCACAAAAGAATATAGCCCAGAACTACAGAAACTATTTTTAGAAATGATGCTAGAAGACGCACAGAGTTATGTGCGTGTGCAGAACATCTATAATGCAGAAAACTTTGATCGTAGTCTACGTGAAGTAGCTAAGTTTATCAAAACACACACTGATGATCATAAAGCCATGCCCACGCATGAACAGGTCAAGGCAGTCACAGGTGTAGACTGTAAACACGTACCAGACCTAACGGAAGATCACTATAGTTGGTTCCTAGCAGAGTTTGAAGGCTTTACTAAACGTAACGAATTAGAACGTGCTATCCTTAAAGCAGCTGACATGCTGGAAAAAGGTGAGTATGATCCTGTAGAAAAACTTATCAAAGATGCAGTTCAAATATCATTGACCAAAGACATGGGCACTGAATATTTCTTAGATCCACGTGCTAGATTATTAGCGATCAAGAGCAATAACGGACAAGTAAGTACTGGTTGGCCAACTTTAGACAAACGCTTATTTGGTGGTATGAACCGCGGCGAACTTAATATCTTTGCTGGTGGATCGGGTAGTGGTAAAAGTTTATTCATGCAGAACATCGCCATCAATTGGGCCACGCAAGGACTTAACGGTGTGTATCTAAGTTTAGAACTTAGTGAAGGCCTGTGTGCTATGCGTATGGATAGTATGGTAGCCAACGTTAGTACTAAAGAAATATTCAAAGACCTAGACACTATCGAAATGAAAATCAAGATGGTAGGTAAGAAGTCTGGTGTATTACAGATCAAATACATGCCAGCACAGTCAAACGTAAATCAGATCCGCAGTTACTTGAAAGAACTACAGATACAGACAGGTATGAAGTTGGACTTTATCATGGTAGACTATTTAGACTTGGTCATGCCTGTGAGTGCTAAAGTAAGTCCAAATGACCTATTTGTTAAAGACAAATATGTAAGTGAAGAACTGCGTAATCTATCTAAAGAACTAAACATTTTGATGATCACAGCTTCGCAACTTAATCGTGGAGCAGTTGAAGAGATTGAATTTGATCACAGTCATATCGCAGGCGGGTTGAGTAAGATTAATACAGCTGATAACGTGTTTGGTATCTTTACTTCAAGAGCCATGCGTGAGCGTGGTCGTTATCAACTGCAACTTATGAAGACACGTAGTAGTTCAGGTGTGGGTATGAAAGTAGATCTAGAGTTTGATTTAGAAACATTGCGTATCACTGATCCAGGTGAAGAAGCACAGGAAAGCGGCCTACGTGGAGTAGGCGCTACTAATATCATGAGTCAGATCAAAACAAATTCAACTGTGGCACCTGGTGACAACGAAGGATCTAGTATCCAAACCGGTGTAGACAGTAGCAAACTTAAGAGCATGTTAGCTGGCCTTAAAAAAGTAGAATGATAAGCTATGCTGATATTAAAAATGTTCATGTAGAACTGTCATCACTGTGTAACGCAAGATGTCCACTGTGTCCACGCAATCTAAATGGGTATCCTTATAACAACGGTTATACAGAAGCCAACTTAACTTTAGAGTCAGTTAAGAAAATATTCACTCCTAATCTACTACAGCAATTAACTAGTATATTAATCAACGGTAACTTTGGTGACATGGTCATGAACCCAGAGACCTTGGACATCGTAGAGTACTTTAGATCACAGAATCCAACTTTATCAATCAGTCTTACTACCAACGGGTCAGCACGCACTAAAGAGTTTTGGACTAGGCTAGCAGAATTAAAAACTACTGTGTGGTTTTGTCTAGAAGGTCTAGAAGACACACATCATATCTATAGACAAAATACCAGCTGGTCAGCGATCATAGAAAATGCTAAAACTTATATAGCTGCCGGCGGTTGGGCCATATGGAAGATGATCAAGTTTGATCACAATCTACACCAGATATCAGAGTGTGAGCAGATGAGTAAAGACCTAGGATTTGCTGGTTTTGAATTGCATGATCACGGACGTAACAGCGGTCCTGTATACGACAAAGAAGGTAACTTGATCTATGTCATGGGCAATTATACAGGTACTACAGCATTTGCTGAATTCCTAGAGCAGAGAAAAACGGCCAAAGTTGTTAAACCTACAATCACAGCTAAACAGATACAATGTTATACCAAAGAAAAACAATCTATTTACATTAGTTCAACTGGTGATGTGTATCCTTGCTGTTATACAGGGTTCAGTCCTAGGACATTTGGCCGTGGGGGTTACTTAGAATCAGTGAATCAAGAACTAGCACCACTGATCGCCAAAAACAATGCCTTAGATTATGATTTAGAGCAATGTCTAGCATGGTTTAATAGTATAGAGTCTACATGGATTACAGATAAACAACTACTTGTTTGTAATAATAATTGTGGATATGATTAATTTAATCTGCGATAAATATACTAAATTGGAGTAAAAACTGTGCAAAAACGCACCCGTAGCATACTTACAGAGCTTGACGAATTACTCACGCACAAAGACAAGGAAAATCTACTTGAAAGTCGTGCTAATAACATCATCAATGGTGCTATTAATCTAATCAAGTACATCCGTGAAAACTACGATGCTGAACAAGCCGGTGAGCTTGAGCGCAGA